GCGACTTCTTTATGCGCTTGCGGCGACGGCCCGGAAGGTCGCGATCCTTGATGCGGCTGCCGCGCTTCGGCGGGTTCGGGTACTTGCCCTCTTCCAGCACTTCGATGTACGGGAGGTTGTTCGAGACGAACGCGGAGCCCTGCTCAAGATGCCACGCCTTGAGCGCCGCCTTGCCTTCGACGACCGCCGCTTTCCCGCTCGCGTCGTTGCGCTCAAGAATCGCCTCGGAAGGTGCGCCGATAGTCGTCTGCCAGTTGCCGCGCGCGATGCCTTCCTCCACTGGCGTGCGCTGCACGATGCGCGAGAGTGCTTCCAGCGAGATTTCGCGCGCGAATGTTTCCATTTCGAACGGCATGTCCAACGATCCGAACGTAGCCAGCGTGCTGTTAAACTTCGCCGCGTTGGTCGCGTTGGTCACGGCCCGCGCCTCAGTTGCAGCGTGTAGGCGCAGACAAGATCGCCGGAGTAGATCGGCGACACAGCCACGACGCGCCACGACTGGCTCGCAAAGACGACACGCTGCTCGACCACCGGCGTGAACGTGAGCCCCTGCGCCGCGATCAGCGTCTTCATGTCGCCCGACCGGATGATGTCCCCGTCGATCAGGAACGCACCGAACGGCGACGGTGGCGCGATCTTTACCGTCACGTCGGCGAACGTCGGCGCACTGATGTTGCTTCCCGGCAACTGGTAGACGCCGCCCGCCGTGAGCACCTTGAACACGGCGTCCGTGCCAAGCTCGTCGTTGATGAGCGTCGCGACTTCCGGCACGAGATCGGCGTCAAGTTCGGTCGTCATCCGCGCTCCATGACGCCGACCGGCTGAAGCAGCGGCCGGAGAAGTGACTGCGCGAGCGTGTAGACCTTGTATGGCACGGCGACTCCTGCGAACGTGACCGACTTGCTCACAGACCCGGCGCTCACTGACTTGCTCTTTAGCGGCCCGGAACCCGCCGCCGTGTCCGGCAGAAGTTCCTCTGAGAGCGACTTGGCCGCGAGGATCGAAGTCGCCTGGACGACGCGCGCCGGCACGGAGTCGTACCCGATCTGCCAGTCGTCCTGGTCGATGGCGCCGCTGCGCGGCCAGCCGAGCGCCTGTAGCTGCTGGACGCGCTCACCGATCCAGCGATTCGTGAACATCGCCTCGATCCAGCGCGTCGCCTGGCGCAACGCGACTTCCTGCTGTCCGGCCGTCTTCGTGTCCCAGATCGCGGCCTCGCCGTACGCGGTCAGATACGTTGAGGCGTTCGCAACGCTGGCGTAGCTCTCGGCGTCCGCCTTCCCCGTGCCGTCTTCTACGATCAGTGCCATCGTTAGGCCGTGAACTCGAACCCGTCAACGAGCGTGTGCGTGCCGTTCGCGTTGGTGACGACGACATCCGCGTCACCGGCGGTCACGGCTGGCGTGTCGCAAGTGATCGACGTATTGCTCACAACGACGATGCTCGTCGCCGCCTCGCCGCCGAATGTCACCGTCGGCGTTCCGGCGCTGGCAACGGAGAAGCCCGAGCCCGTGATCGTGACGCTCGTTCCGCCCGCAGCCGCGCCGGAAACAGGGTCAAGCGAGATCACCTCGACGCGGTCGAAGGCGAGGTACCCGTGAAGCTCCAGGACCTTGTGGACGACCTCCGCGTCGGAGTACGACGCCAGAGTGAGCGCGTCGGCGCGCCCGGCTGCCGTAAGCGCGTCGGTCCACGTCTTGCGCGGGAACACGCCGAGGATTGAATCGGCTCCGGCGACTGTGGAGTACGAGAACCCGACGACGGCCCCGGCCGCGACCGCCGCTGCAAGCTGCGCGTCGCCAACCAGCGAGAGCGCGCCATCCGTGAAGACCGGAGTCGTGTGCAGCATGATGCGTCAGCCTTTCCGCGCGCCATCGCGCGCCGAGCAAGGCACGACGCCGGTTGCGGAAGGCCACCACCTGCCCGCAACCAGCGTCGTGCGATCCATGTCCGGGCCAGGGATTAGGTGCCGGCGATTTCGAGGCGGCAAGCCATGTCGCCGTTGAGTTCAGCGAATCCCCAGAGCGCGTCGCATCCGACCAGCACCTTCGCGTTCGCGAAGTCGTATCCGATGCGCGTGCGCACGGCGAGCCCCGTCACGGGGTCCTGGACGGACGCGATCTGAGCGGCCTTCATGTCGGCGAAGGCGGAGTAGTCGGGCAGGCGACCCATCGCCAGCGCGGCCCACTCGCGGTGATAGAAGACGTTGGCGTTGACGGTCACGTTGTCCTGGTTCGCCGTGGACTCGCCCTGAGTCTTGCCCACAGTGATCGCGGCGTTGTCGAGTTCGGCAACGCGGATCGGAGGGTTGATCGCCACGACAGCGGCACCACCGGACATCGTCGCGTCAGCCGTGATCGCGTACTCGTGCCCGCTCACGTCGAACTTGATGAGCGTGCCCTTGTTGTAGACCTCCGACGTGCCGAGTCCGCCGACCGTGATCGAAGTTGCACCCTTCGCTGCCGGCTCGGTGATCGTGCCGGCGAAGTCGGTGATCTGCGCGTACGCGACGGTCGGGCGCTGCTGGTTGACGTGGAAGTTGAACCCGTAGCGCTGCCCGATGGTGCCGCTCATCAGCGTGCTCTGCTGCGCAGGTCCACCGGCGTTCCAGCCGGAGAAGTTGGCGAGCGCGAGAAGGTCGGCGTTTTCCTGCGCGCCGACCATGCCGAACATGTTTGCCGTGTCGTCGGTGTCACACGCGAGATCGATCAGCTTGCGCTGGACTCCGAGAACGTCCGCCACCGCGACGGTCGCACCCGCAGCCGTGTAGGCGTGCGGCACGGTCGAGATGAGCGAGACAAGATCCGAGTCGATTGCCTTGGCGACGCCGTAGGCGAGCGACGGCAGGTGCTCGGGGATGAGCCCGTCGGCCGCCTGGGAGTATTCCTTGTCGGTGACCTCGATCATGTTGCCGTACCAGCGGCTCATGTTGATCGTCACGTTGTCGGGCACGAGCGCGGTTGCAGACGCAGGCATCGACGTAGCTGGCACGATCTGCGGGCGACGAATCTTGATCGTGTCGCCGCGATCCACCGTGCGCGACAGGTCGAATCCGCGATGCACGCGGTTCGCGAGGCCGAGCCGCTGCGTGAGGAAGTTCAGGACTTGGTTGGCGTAGATGGTGGCAACGTAGTTGCCGAGCGTGTTGGTCATGGGACGCGTACCGGGGAGAAGGCTTCACGCCGGTCGTTCCGGCGCGTGTCTCAACCCGGGCATCCCGCCCGTCACGCTGCGCGTTGGCGTCCCGCCGCTGCGCGCGTCCTCACGGGGCGTCCCGCCCCGCCGATCACCGAATGGCGTCCCGCCACCCGACGAAGACAGGGATATCGGCGCGGAAGGCACAGTCAAGGGGGCTGGCAAAAAAAGTTTGGTCGCTTCCGGACTGCCCGCTGGTACGATCCGCGCCGGTCGCGGGGTAGCGCAGGCGGCAGCGCGCCGGGCTCATAACCCGGAGGTTGCGGGTTCGACTCCCGCCCCCGCCACCAATTCGCTATTCCGCCGCCTCCCCGCACCCGTCCGACCACGCGTAGCACTCGCCGCAGAGGAAGACCTCGCCAGGTGCGTAGAACCCGACGAGCCCCCACACGGCGCGTGATTCCGCCCGCCACGACGCGAATCCGCCAGTCGCTACAGGCACGAGGCCCTTGCATCGCTGGCAATGCTGGAGTCGCACGCTATCGCGCGGCACGTCCTGCACGAGACGTAGCCGCGCTTGATCGCCCACGGCAGCTAGCCATCCACGACCTGGATGTCCGACGGCTTGATGCCCGTCTTCTGCGCCTCGGCCAGCACGGCATTGAGCCGTCCCTGGTCGTGCATCTCAGAGCGCTTCAGCGTGAGGCCAGTCCCGCCGGGTCGCCCGCCCGGCCCGCCGCTCGCAGGCGATCCAGCGCCAGCCGCGCCGGAGCCGTTGAAGGCAGGTGCCCAGTCCTTGTCCTTCGCGAATTCCTCGACCAGTTCCTCCGGCCCCATGTAGCCGCTCGGGTCCTTGATCGACACGCGCGGCGTGCCGTTCTCGCCGAGCACGCGCGCGACGAACCTCTTGCTCGCCTCGTCGAGCATGACCTTCATGCGCGGCTTCATCGCCGGCACGAGCATCTTGTGATTTCCGCGCGCTCCGATGGCGGTCGCCAGCGCCGAATCCACGAGCACGGATTCGAGCTGTCCCGTAACGGAGTCGAGCTGCCCCTTGAGCGTCGTCTCGCGCTCGCCGTACTCCTTCGACAGCGCGGCCTTGACGGCCTCCATCTGCTCGCGGACCTTGTCGTCTGGCGTCCAGTTCGCCATAGCCTTCAGCTTGTCTAGCGCCTCGCGCGCGGCCTTCGGCTCGACGCCGAGTTCCGTCCACGATGACAGCGTGCCCTCGGCGCTCTTGCGCGCGTGCCTGTCGGCGTCGTGTGCGCGGCGCAGTGCAGTCACGTCCTCGAATGCCCAGCCCGAGTCCGCCTGCACGTCGAGCCTGTAACGCTCGCCGTCGGGGACGTAGTAGCCCTTCGACTCGTCGCCCAGCTTGCCCCACTCGTCCTTCGTCAAATGTCCCTTGATCGGTGGCATGTTCTCTCTCCTGTGTTAGTTGTCCTCGGCGTCCAATACGCCAAGTTCCTTGAGCGTTAGAACCTTATTCGCATCGTCCGTGAAGTCGCCGAGCGTAAAACGCCCGGACCGCCAGAGCGCGGCGCGTCGCACGCCGAGCACGTCCTCCTGGACGGCGCGCGGCTGGTCGCGTAGCCAGTCGGCAAACGTGAGCGTGCTCGGCACGGCACCCGTCGCGCTCGCGCGCTGGCCCGGCGGCAGGCCGGTCAAGCGGCGCACGACGGGCACCGTATCGCACCGGCAGTTGGGGTGGAACGGCGGCAGTTGCGCGCGCTCGGCATCGACGGCAATGGTCGTCCCGTCGAGCGGCCCACAGATCGGGCATGTCCGGTGGTCGAGCGTCGCCACGATCTTGACGCGCTCGACGATGTCGCCGTTCTCTCGGTAGGTGATCTGGCGTGCGTGCTGCTGGACGCCGCGGACCGTAGTACGAACGAGCGTCGCTACCTCGCGGCGCGATGCGTCGAGCAGCCCGTCCTCGTAGTCGTTCGCGGCCGTCCCGCGGATACGTCTCACGATGACCTCGGCCGGAGCGCCCTGCGCGATGCCCGTATTGATCTCACGCACCACGGCGTTCGCCGTGCGTTCACTCGCCTCGCCGAACCAGTCGCGCACGAGGCGGCCGTTCACCGTCCGCTGGCTCACGATGGCGCGTAGCGTGTTGATTGACGGCATGACGGCCTGCGCGTCCGCCGCCGACGGCAGGAATGCATTGATGCGCCGCACCAGAGCTTCCGCATCGTCCGTGGCCTGCTGCTGCATCGTCGGCGAGGCCAGGTCGTGCGCGTTGGCGTAGCCCTGACGCGCGATCTCGCGCAGTGTGCGGGACATCGCTCCGAGCCGCGCGTTCGTCTCGGTGTTCACGTCGGCCCCGCGCGCCTCGACCTCGTCGAGCGCGTCGCGTACCTGCCGGATGAGGCTAGGGTACACTTCGCGGTTCAGCATCGACACGACGCGCCGCGCCTCGCCGTTGCCCAGACGCAGCGTGTAGAGCGACCGACGGATAGACCAGGCCATGAGGCGCTCGTTGAGCGTCGGCTGCCCGATGGCGAGTTCGGCGAGGCGCGGGTCAGTCACTAGAGCGTCGCGCCGTTATCCTGCGCGCCGAAGTTGCCAAGCCCGAGAAGCCCGAGCGACGGCCCCTCCTGCTGGATGCGGTCCATGATCTCGTCGATATCCGCGTCGGCCGTCAGCACGCCGCGACGGCGCACCTGCTCTAGCAGCGTGCGCGTGTCTATCTTGCGCGCCGCGCCAAGCTGGATCAGCGCTTGCACGTCCTGCTGCGCGCGCATCGTGAGGCCGAAGTCGTTGTAGATGTCCACGCCGAAGCCTTCCGGCAAGTCCGCGCCGACCCAGCGCTGGGCGACCCAAAACGCATCATCAAGCGCCTTCTCGGCCGCGCGCGCCCACGCCTGCAAGCTGCACAGGGTCTTCACCTCGTCGATGGCGCGCCCCGTCGCGCTCGCCATGTCCACGCCCTTGACGTCCGTCATCGGGCTCATTGATGCGACGGCAGCGAGAGAGCGCAGCTCCGCAAGGCAGCGCTCAATCGACTGGATCGCCGCGCCTGAGTGTTCGATGTACTTACCGTCCGCGTTCTCGTTGAGTGTGCGAATGCCGTGGTTCGCGGCGACAACGGTTGCGCCACCAATCTCATCCTCGCTGATTCCCTTGAGCAACAGGATGCCGATGCTCACGAACCGCAGGATGTTGAGGTAATCGGCGTACACGCACCAGTGAGTCGTCGTGAGCCACGCGCTCGTCTCGAACGGCGGCACGCCGATTCGCGGCCCGGTCGGCTCCGGCACGAGAGACACGATGGGCAGGCCCGGCCCAGGATACGTGATGAATCCGCCGTCCACGATGTCCCATCCGTTGCCGGTCTTCGTCTTGCGGTAGAGCGTGAAGCCAGCCGGACGCTCAACAGCGACGCCGTCGTCCAGCATGACCTTGCCGGCCGCGCGCCAGACGCGGACGTGGTCGCACATTTCTTCGCGCCAGCCATTGCGCACGACGTGGCGCTCCTTGACGCGCGCGACGATGATGTTGCCGAACCCGTCTTCTTCCCAGCCGATCAGGTCCGGCCCGCGCACAAGGCAGAAGTACGGACGGATGTCGTACTTCGTGCGCGCCGCAACAGTAGTCGCATCCACGCCTGCCGGCGAGCGCGGAACGTCAACGATGATGTGAGCCGACCCGTACGTCAGCGACTCGCGGAAGAACAAGCGGCCGAACGCTGTCAGGTCGTGCCCGCTCCTGTCGGCGTCCTCGATGATCGCGCCGACCTCGTTGTGCAACTTATCGCCGCCGTTGACGGTGACTGGCTTGCTGAACGGGCGAGCGACGGCGCGCTCGACGGCCTCGGACAGGAAGTTGATGAGGATGGCGCGGTCGATGCGCGCGCTGTAGCTCTTGTTGGTCTCGTGCTTTTCCTGGGGCAGCCACTTCTGCGCCAGCACGCGCATCCCCGTCGTGCCACCAGACAGCGCGATGATCGGCTCCCATCGCGGCATCATTTCGCGCACGGCGACAGACGGCTCGTCGAGTCCGTCCGTTGGACCCGCCGCCGCCGCGTCGGACTCCCCGCCGTCGCCGATCATCATCGGACGGACGGCGGGGAGTACATACTCCTGCGGCGCGTGTTGCGTCGTCGCCACTCAGTGATCCTCGGTCACGATGCGTCGCCGTTGGACTTGAGGCCGACTGTTGGATTCGCTTCGGCAGATGACCGTGGATCGAGCGGCGATCGCGTGTCGAAAAGTGCCGCAGAAATGGCCTTCGCCGTATCTGGCCACGACGTCTCCGGGCTGGCGATCACTCCGAGTAGTTCGGTGCCTCGCGTCTGCTTGCCTCTCAGGATCGCACCGACTGCCTGCGCCCCGAAAACCGATCCCTTAACGCTGAGGAACGTCGCCAGAGCGCCTAGACCGAACTCCAACCAATCCTTGGGCGGCTCCGGTTCGGGGAGCGTCCCGCCGATCTCAGCCAGCATCTCCGTAGCGATCTTCGCGCCGATGCGCTTCCTGTCTGCGTCCGTCGCGTCGGACGGCGAGAGTCCTTCGGCTTCCATCGCCTCGACCGTGCGCGCCGTGAACTCCTGGACCACCGCCTGCGCCTGCTGCGGGTCCGCGCAGCCGGCGAACAGCGCGCCGGCTACGAGCACGACGGCGATTCCGCCGAAGACCAGCACCCATAGCTTCATTCCGAGCGGCATCGGCTCGCGCTCCACATTCTCGATACGCATGTGCTTCGGCTCCATTCAGAGATACCAGCCGCTCACCGTCGTCGTGGACGCGGCGGCCTTGAGGAAGATCGGCCCTGTGCCGAGGTACGGAATCCAGTTCACGCCGCCAGCCGTCGTAGGGTCAATACGAACTACTGCATTCGTCGTGTCCGGGCCTGCCAATGCGGCGTTCGTCGCGCCGTGATTCTTGATGAACGCGATACCGACGCGCCCTGAGTCAGCCGCGACAACCTGCTGACCCGTCGTGTCAAGGCTCGCGATGGTGAACGCCGTCGCGCCGCGATTCATGCGCGGCTGAAACGGGCTCATTGCTTGTTCCGCTGCCATCGTCACTCCCCAGCCGGCGGATCGGGCGGGTTGATCCCCTGCGCCGCCGCAACGTCTTCATCGAAACGCGCCTCAAACTCCTCGATACTCTCGTTGGGACGCTGCTGCAACACGATCGGATCGACCGGCACGCCGCCGGTGGTCCACTCAGCTTTCAGAACGTACGGCATCTATCGCACCTCCACGGGCGGATATTTGATCTGGCGCGCCGCCACCCGTGCGTCAAAGCGCGCCTCGAATAGTGATAGCTGTTCGCCAGGATCGGCGGTCACCGTGACGGTCATCGTCGCACCGTTCGCCGTTCGCCACTCGGCGCGCAGCGGATCGCGGCTCGTGCCTGCGATGATCCCGAGCAGGTGTGCCTGCGTCGCCAGTGACGCGCGTACGTCGCTCACCATGATGCACGTCTGGACGAGCCCGAGAAACGCGACGAGTAGCAGGACGTTGGTTGTCGTCGTGCTAGCTAGCGCGCGTGCGATACGCCCCAATGTCGCAATCACCTGCCAGCCCCAACAGCAAGCTGCTCGACGATGCGATCCATCTTGCCGTCCAGCTTGTCGAACTGTGCTTTGTGTGCGTCGGACAACTCGCCCACCTGCCGCTTAATCTGGTCCATCGTCAGCGTGAAAACATCCTTGCTGACGTACTTGTCCTCAACGGTTTTCAGGATGACCTGCCCCGACTGCGTGATCGTGTTGTGCATGTCTCTCAGGATTCCCGCCGCGTGCCAGACCACTCCGGCGAGCAGCAGCACCGCGCCAAGCGGAAGCACCGTGTTCCGGTCGAGGATCGGGCGCTTCGCTGTGTCACCGTCAGGCATGCGTCACCTCGGTGCCCAGATGTCCTCGGGCGCCATGAACGTCGCGCGCTTCCCTTCGCCGATAGGATGCCGCTCCGAGATCGCGTAGCCGATTGAGTCCGTCAAGTGCGTGCGCTGCTTGTCCGAATCCTTGTCCAACTCTCCGGCCGATCCCTCTAGGATCACGACGCCCTCGAAGTCCTCCACCAAGCGCGGGCACGCGACGGGGTCCACGATCAGCCCGATCTTGCCGGGCGTCTCTGCGGTTTCGAGCAGGTGATTCACCGCGTTGAGCCGCACGCGCTCCTTCGGATTCTTTTTCTGCACGCGCGATTGCATGCGCCCACCGAACGCGCGCCGGATCGGAGAGTCGGCGGCGAAGATCAGATCCCAGTCCGACCCGGCGACCTTCGCCGACCCGCGCGCGCCGCCCGTCGCGTCGCCGTAGACGAGCACTCGCCCGTCGTGCTTGCCCCAGTCCTCGGCGATCTTCGCGCACACGCGCGGCGTCGTGGACCCGTTCGGTATCCACACCTCGCCGAGCGCCGCCATCGGCCGCTCGACTACGTTCGACGCGCGCCCCTTGTACGTCACGTCCTGCGCGATCACCGCGACACCGGGCGCTACGTTGAAATCGAAGCACAAGATCAGGTCCGCGCGCGGATCGTAGAGATGGCGCAGCGGCTCGCTCGCGTGCTTCTCGCGCGTGAACGGATAGTACGCGCGCCCCGCGAAGTCCTCGAAGCTCGCCTCGTACTCCTGCCGGAACAGGCGTGGGTCCATCGACGCGCGTTCCGCCTCGATCACATGCGCCGGCAGAACGTCCGCAGATTTCCACCAGTAGACGCCGTACTGCGGATCGCCCGCCGCGACGCGCTCCAGGAACTTCCCGCGCAGGCGGTACAGGTCGTTCTGCTTGCCCTCCGGCACGCCCTCCAACCACGCCGCGCCGAGTCGCTCGCTGCCGCCCTCGCCAGTGTTGTTCAGCGCCGGGCGCAGGTGCGCTTCCCACGTCTCCGG